TGGTTAATTGGAATTTTAATTAAAAAAAAAAAAGGATAGATAATGTTGAATGTTCTATATAAAAACGGTTCTATTGATGGTAACACATTTGAGCTAAACCCTGAGCTGTATATTGGCAAAGACCCTTTGGAGGCTTCTCTAGACGAAACTATTTTGAGTTTGGAGGGTGGTAAGTTAGCTACTATCGGTTCAGATGGTTATGTAAAATTGGCTACAAATGGTAATGTAATGGGTATCATTGTAAATGACGCCGCAGGTGTCCCATTGTTCAATAAACCTGCTCTTGCAAGTGGTAAAGTTCCTCTTATGTTTGGTGGTGGTCTTATCGAAACAGACCAAGTAGTTGAAAAAGACATCGTACCTGGTACTCCCCTTTATTGTAGTGATAATGGTAAATGGACAAAAGTTGACCCAACTGGGGAAGATGCTAACGGTGTAGTTATTGGTGTTGCAGTTTCAAGTAACTCTGATACAAGTCCAACTCTAAAAATTCAATCAAAAGTATAAGGAGCAGATTATGAGTAACAATATGTTTATACCTGCAACAGTAGGACAAATGGAAACTTTGGCTGATATTACAGCAAGAAATGAAGCGACAGCACAACTTATGGCAACAGCTGCCGGTAGAGAAGAGTTGGCAGTATCAATGGTAGACCCTCTAAGAGAGATGAGAGATTACCGTGCAGTTGGTCGTAGAGCATTTAGAATTTACCCACTAGGTCAAGGTGCAATTCCTGAATTTCCTAAAGATATTGAGGTACCTGCTTATGTAATTGGTGAAGAGGGTGAGGAAGTTCAAGCAAAAGTTAAAGGTAAAAAGGTTCTAGTACCTCTTTTCAAAATCACTGCAAATCCAATGATTCCTCTAACAGAGATTAAACAAGCTCGTTTTGACCTGAATGACCGTGTTCGTGAGAAAGTTAAGTCAGAGATTGTAAAAGTTGAAGATGGTAAAATCTTTGACCTTATGAGAATTGTTGCTGAGAGAAGCACTGACATCAATGCTATGACGATTGTTAAACAATCTGAACTTTCTGTAAAACATTTCAGTCAAGCACAAGCTGAGATTGAAAAATGGGGTGAACTTGATGCTGTATCAATCTATATGAACCCATTTTGGAAACAAGTGCTTCGTGAGATGAACAATGTTCAAACTGGTTACTACATTGATTTTGAAACATCAAGAGAGCTTATAACGGCAGGTTATATCGCTAGATTGAATGGTACTCAAATCAATACATCAAGTATGGTGCCGAAAGATATGATTTTCATCACTTGTGAACCTGAGTATTTTGGTCGCCTTGTAGTATCTTGGGATTTAACTGTTCTTGAAGCAGAAGATAACAAAGCTCTTGAAGTAGGTTACTCTATCTTTGAAGAGATTGGACTTCTTATCCACAATCCAAAAGGTCTATCTGCAATCAAAATCAAACTTGGTGAGTAATATCGTGCAGGATGTGACTTATGTATAAGGGCTTCGGCTCTTATACCTTATCATTATGTATCTAGTTCATAGGTATATAATGATGAGGTATCTAGGACACCGATTCAAAATTAAATTAAAGGAAAAAGTTATGATTTATTCAGTTCTAAAAAACTGTAATCTATCTGAGAATGGTTTTTCACTTAGTCTTACCAGAGGAGAGAAGCGAAGCGATTTGCTAGATAGATTTAGTAAGTCTTTTATACAATGGCACTGTGATGAAAAGTTTTTAAAAGCTCTTGGTGGTAGTGAAGAAGAGGAAATAACTATTCTTACACAAGATGAAGCCAACGATTTGATGGGTATTGCAGATAGTCTGAACCAAAATCCAAATGATAATGATGGTGGTAATGACGATAATGACGATAACGATGATGAAAATGATGACAATGATGAAAATGATGACGATGATGAAAATGATACAGAGGGCAATGATGCAGATAACCTTGATGTAGAAGATGGGGATGATGAAGCTGACGATATTGAAGATGAACTTCCTGATTTCGGTGCAATGTCAGTTAGCGAACTTAAAAGCTATGCAAAAGAGTATGGTATTGATATAAACGGTCTTAAAAAGAAAGATGATATTATCGACGCTATCATTGATGATTTAGCAGAAGAAGAGTAAAAGGTAAGAAGATGACATTATTAGATTTATTTCTAAAAAACGGTATCAGTCCAAACAGTAAGTCTAATAATTGTCGTACTTACCAAATTAGGTATGCTCCAAAAGACGATAAAAGGTATCTGTTCCTTGTTAAATGTAAGGAGGATTATAGCGACCCAAAAGGTCATATTATTTCTATTAATTTTTTAGATAAAGGTAAGAAAGTTAATAGAAGAAATATCACTCCTTTACAATCTAATGTAAAAGTATACTGCCACTGTCCTGCTTTCATATATTGGGGTAGTGCTTATAATGCTACTAAGGGTAAATATAAATTACAATATAAACCGAGAGAGTTCAGAGAGCCTAATATAAGAGACCCTAAAAGAGAAAATCTAATATGTAAGCATCTTGCTAATGCTACGGTAAGCTTTAAGTATAAGAACTTCAATATGATAGGTAAAGGTCGTATGAGTATAGTTTCGAGCTTAGACGAGCTTCCTAATGTGTCTATTAATGAATGTATGGGAGCTATTAAAGATTATCTCTTAAAAGGTAATGAATGGAGAATACCACAAGATTTAACTTTTAATGAATTTATGGCAAGTTTAAATGAAGATAATTTTGAGAACCAGCTTTTAAGTATAGGTATGATAAAATAAACTTAAAGGCTTAATATGTTGATGGATTATAAAAAATTCCAAAAGATAATAGTCAATGTTATATCTAACCTAAAAGGTAAGTTCGGTTTTTATGTAGATATTCATTATCCAAAGGCTATTGATAAATTGAAAACTGATTATTCTAAAATAGAATACAACAATGAACCTGATATAGCTAATGAAACAATGCTAGTGCAAAATTTATTTAACACTGATGGTGGAATGGGTAATATCCCTTATATAGATATAGACAATGACGAACAAGTTAAATTATTGGTTGATGGATTGGTATTTGAGAAAATAGTTGACCATAGTTTAGTTGTAATTAAATCAGGCGACTCTGTTTATCAATACATAGTGGATAAGTTCAACCCTAAATTATTTGGAGATGGAGATAATCAAGCTGTTTTATATGCTTATATCTATTTGAAGCCCTACTCAGCAAAAGATTTCGTATCTGATACAATCAATGAAGCTAATCAAGTGTCTATGGAAAAACTTGAAGAGAAATATGAAAATATCGAAGAGTTTGACCTAGTAGATAATATGGCTACAGAAGAAAATTTAAACACCTTAGAAAATTCAACAGAGAACAATGACAAGTTTTATGATTATTAATTAAATTTTATTTTAAGGAATAGTTATGAAGTATCGTAGTCCTATAACTCCAATAGAGAGAACATTCTTTAAAGAACTTCTCTCATTCTTCAGTGATAAAGGTTTCAATACAAGAGCATTATATACCCCTGAATTAGATGTTATGGTAGGTGTAAGAAAAAAGCTACCTATGGATTTAGTTCGCAGGTTAGTTGATAAAAAGTCTGAGAAAGACGATAATACATCTAGTGCCGTTGATAATCCCTCGATAGATATATTCTATAATAGAAATCCATTATCTAAATCTGATAACTCTAAAATAGTTAGTCCAAAAGCCGTAGGGATAGAGCTATTTAATGATGATAATAGAACTTATAATGTGTTCAAGAGACAATTTACTGCTGTTAAAATAGAGTTTGAGTTAGCTTTAGTTTTATATGACACAGAAGCAAGTGATTTAGTAGAGTTTCTTTTATTGGCAGAATTAGCTAAAACAACCTCAATGACAATCCCCTATAAATTATCCTTTGATAATACAGATGATAAGAAAGTCTTTCAGATAGACTATATAGTTAAGTTTTCAAGTATTAATGATGTGAGCTTTGTTGAAGAGAGTGCAAAAGGGAACTTGAAATCCATTTCAATTACAGTAGAAATTGACGGGTCTTTAATATCCCCTTATACAGTCGAATCGCAAGGTGAAACAAATTACAACCTAGCTATAGAAGCTTGTGGTATTTATGACCAAACAGAAGAGCCTTTTGAGTGTCTTACATTAGTAGATACTGAGAATGGTATAAACATTCTAAACGGAAGTGAAGCAACTAGCTAACATAATATAGGTTAAATAATTCACAGAAAGGATTAGGTTATGGGTACTTATATTATTATCAATAACTCTAAGTCTATGCAGTTCATAGACTTAGATGGTAAAGAAAGCACTCCTGATGATATTATCACATTGGGTACGAAAGGGAGAGCAAGAGTGCAACTTACAGATGTAAGAGCAAAAGATTTGAAGACTGAATTTGGTAACAAACTTATTATCAAAAAATTATAAATTTATAAAGGTGTAAGAAATGATAGCACAAGCAAGATTTCAAGAAATCGACTTATCAGCATTTGTTCCTGCTTCTAACGGTATCAGAGCCGCTATTGTATTGCCAATGAACAAAGGTAAGGTAGGACAAGCTAAACTTATCACAAGTTATGAGAAGTTTATAGATTATTGTGGTGGAATTGACCCTAAAATCAGCACAGCATTTTATGATGTTACTGCATATTTAGAGCAAGGACCGATTTGGGTTGCGAGAGCAAGTCATAATACAGATTTAGGTAGATTAACTGGTGAAGACCCAAGATATTCTGCTGTTCTAGTAAGAAGTAAAGTTGAGGATATTCCGACTAGTGATGTAATCCCTGACCCTAATTTCTTAGTTGACCCCATTGTGAAGCCGTTGAAAAATGGTTTAACACAACACGAGTTAGATACATATTCATTTGAGCTGTATAAAACTGATAGAGAGTTTGAATTGAAAGATTTAATCTCAGTAGTTAAAACAGTAAATGAAACTGCGAAAGTGCCTGTATCCTTTTATCAAGATTTAGAGCAAGGCGATTTTGTATCATTCACTCCAATCGTAAATACTGTTGCTTCTGCAAAGCAAGGAGATTACAAAGTTAAGTTGAATAGTGCTTTATGGGTTAACCCAACTCAAAAAGTAAGAATTTTGACAGATGACTATGAGGTAGCTTCAGTTGATTATGAAGCAGACGAGATTACATTGAAATATCCATTGACTATGGATTTAAGTGTAGGTTTCCCGATTAAGATTATACCATTTAATGGTTCAGCTATTTACAATGTAGATGAGCTTCTAACCGAGGATATAGATTATGATAAATTGACTTTGGATAAATCTATCTTCGCTAAGAAAGGTGCACCTCTAAGAATTGTAGATAGAATTGAGAACAAGCAACTTTCAGATGTAAATGCTGATTATACAGATATTACCGTGAGTTCAGTTGATGGTCAAAATATAACTGTTAATACAGTTAATGGTGTTTCAGCAGGTATGACTATCTCTATTAGAGATGTAGAGTATATCGTTACTGAAGTAGATGTTGATAATAACATCTTTACAATCAAGAATAACTTAGCAGATGATATAGCAAAAGATGACGCTGTTCTATATGCAGAGAGAATTTATGTAGATTTTGCAGATGGTATCTTTGTTATGGAAACGGTAGAGGGTTCTAATCAAGTTATCGTTACAAACTCAGATTATATCAAAAATGATACTGTCGTTGCATTTGGTTCAGGTATGTCTACTTTTGAAACAGAAGCCTCAATCCAATCAAAAGACTTGTATGTAAGAAGTGAAAAACATCTTCTACTAGATAATGAAGTTAGTGTAAATGCTAATTTTGTAGTATGGAAAATGACTCAATCTATGTATGAAGAGAGAGATAGCTTTTTAGTATATGCAGAAAATCAAGGTGTATGGGGCGACAATATCTCTATATCAATTAGTCCGAGTAAAATAGAACACGCTTTCTATATAAATGTGTATTATAATGGTGAGTTAAAAGAGCAACACCAAGTATCTAAGAGATATATCAAAGATGGCTTCGGCAGACAACTACACTTAGAGAGTGTAATCAATGGTAAAAGTGGATATATTGGTGTTATAGATAATGCAGGTGATATTGACACTGAAACAGGTGAACCTGAAATGCCATTGATGACAAATTATTCAGTATGGCGACAGCTTCCTGATGATGTATTCAGCCCTATCAATGTTGATGGTAAAGATGTAGTAACTCAGGAAGATGTTATCGTAAATGACTTAGAGATAATGGTGTCAAATAAAGATGTATTTAATCTAGGTGACAGAATTAAATTTAGTCAGGATGGAACAGAGTATAAAGTTCTAAAAACTAAGGTAGATGTTCAAGGTAACGGTGTTATAATCTTGGATAGACCAATCGTAGAGAGAACAAAAATCGTTAATGGAACAACTGTTCTAAGATTTGATTATGTCAAGTATTACCCTCTAACAAAGCTGAATGATAAAGTATATTTCAATTATCATATACCTTTTAGCGGTTTCAGTTTAGCAGGAACTCTTGGTGTTCTTCAAGACGGTGGTGCAAATAGAATGATGGGTGGCTCTGTTGGTTCAGCAGTTACTATCGGTGATATGATAAACACTCTAAAATCAGCTTTTGGTAACAAATCTAAAGTTCCATTCCAACTTATTTCTGATGGTGGGTATGCACACCCTGCCTATCAACAAGAGCTTATCAAGTTCGTAGAAAAAAGAGGAGACTGTTTCGCTTATCTATCAACAAGTTTAGATGCAGAACTTTCAAATGACTATCTATCTGCTATCGTAGATTATAGAAATAGCACAATGCTCAATACATCTTATGCAAGTATGTTTACTTCACACATAAGAATATATGACGCATACAATCAAATGGAAGTTATTGCTCCATCAACTGGTGTAGCTATGGCACAACAAGCATTTACTGAGAAAAACTTTGCTATGTATTACCCTGCCGCAGGTTGGATAAGAGGTAAAGTAATAGCACTTGGTTTAGTTCGTGAGCTAGATGATGATGAGATTTCTTACTTACAAGAACATCAGTTAAACTGTCTAAGATTGGTTGAAGGTAAAGGTATAGCAATTTGGGGTAATGATACTCTTCAAACAATGCCATCTATGTTATCTATGCGACATGTACGAATGTTGATGATTGTCATAAAACAAGGTTTATCTACATATATGGATTATCAAGTATTTAACTTGAATAGAAAAGCTGATAGAGATTTGATACTGTTTAATGTTGAGAAGTTCTTTAGTGAAAATATAGCACCTGCTGTGTATGGCTACAGAGTTACAGATGTTACTAAGTCTAGTGATGAAAACAATAGACGAGCAGTATTTAGAATCGTGTTTAGTCCTGTGTCAGATATGGAAGATATAGTTTCTCAGTTAGTTGTAACTTCATCAGGTATGGATTACGGCTTAGTAGACGCAATTTTAGGTTAAGGAGTATAAAATGGCATTTGGAGCAAAAGTGGAAGATTACTTGACAGAAAGTAGATTAGCTAATATCCTAATGAATGATGATTGGAAGCTAACTAAGATAGTTGCTAAGGATTTCTCCTTAGCAGACGCAGAGTATTTTGTTAGAACAAGTGGTATGCCTAGTGCGAAGCCTACTTCAATAGCAGAAAATATCGGTGGGTTTGATGTTAAATACTCAGGTAAAGTAAATAAAGCAGGTTCAATCTCAATCACTTTCTCAGAGAATGATGGGAATGCAGTTACTAAGGCTTTCTATGATTTCTTAGATGGAGACGATAAAGTTAGAGCTAAGTCAAGTGATAAAAGATTTGAACTTATGTTTGATGTAATGAAAGCAGGTGGAGAAGTTGCAAGAACATATACTATCAAAAATGCAATCCTTAGTGATTTTGATGATGGTCTAGGTGATTTAACAGATGACCCTGCAAGTGGCTCAGGTGTAAGACCTCAGGTGACTTGGGAGTTCCCATCATTTGAAGTAGAGTTTAAATAAAGGTTAAATTATGGCTTTTACTGGTTATGAAGTTGATTCTCTAATCAACTTCGAGCCTCTTATCGACGGGGAATTTTATTGTTTATTCCCCAACGATAAAGGTATAAATATATTAGATATTGGTAATGGTATAAACTGTTTCCCTGCAAAAGATATTGATTTATCATTGGGGGAGCCTGTAATAGAAACCATAGAGTTACAGCAAGGTTTATCAGTTCATATTCCTACAAAGATAACTAATGTTAAGTCTATTAGTATGAATGGTATAGAGGGCTATAAAAACGAAATTCTAGCTTTTTTATTTGATTGGGTAATGAACCCTGATTTAGAAGCTATGAGAGTACCTGATATGAGAAAGTATGCAAAAGATATTCAAGTGTTCCAATACTCAAATGGTAATCTTATATTTGATGGTGCATATTCTATCATTCCAAATACTTCATTACAGCTAAAAGTTACAATGAGTTTCAATCCAAGCACTGTAATAAAAAATCTAGGGTTTTATATTATAAAAACTTACTCACAAAATGTAAATGGAGTATCTAAGAAGCCATTTGATATAGGTTAATTAACTATTTAATAAATTCGTATTAAGTCTTTTAATCAATAAATTAAATTAAGGACTTAATATGATTACATTCCCACAAATTGCTTACAATGAGGTTACAGAACTTCCATTCTCAAAGCAGTTAGATTCCGATAAATATGATACTGTTAAAGTCAGAGGTCTTACAGCAGGTGAAGTAAAAGAACTTGCAAAGAAAAATGTCGATAGTCTAACTATGAAAGAGATTAGAGATATTTATGACAATGGTGTTATCTTGGTGCAAAAAGACGGTAAAGATGTTTCAATCAATGAGCTTATTGAAGCAGATTTATATTACTTGATGTTTCTTGTAAATATCCTAACACAACCCGATTTTGCTATCCCATATAGAGCTAAGTGTAGCAATTCAAAATGCGACTATAAAACCCTATTTGATGTAAGGATTGATAATGTTCAATTTAAGCCTATACCCGTTCCTAAATTCCCTATCCCTATCAAGATGAGCTTTAATGAAACTTTTTATCTTCAACCTCTTACAATGGGCGATTTATTAAAGGCCTATGATATATGTTCAAAGGATAAGGATTTGGCTCCAACAGAAGTTAAACTAGCAATGTCTTTAAATCTCGGTAAATATGAAGATGATGTGGAAGCTACTGATGATGTAGGTCGTGTAAAAGAGAAAATCAAAGCATTACAAGGGTTACATAGTTCAGACTTAAAAAACATAGATAAGAAGTATCAGCTATTATCTTTTGAATTGCAACCTATAAAAGTTGTATGCGAGAATAAAGAGTGCAAAAGAGAGAACACTTTTAATCTGCAAGTAAATTTAAAGGATTTAATACCCTTGATTTAAGTATAATTGATTATATAGAGTTTGAGCAGTATTATCGACGAGAGTTCAAAAGGTTTTATGATATATCATCTATGTTTTATTATGATTTATATTTAGAGTATAAATTACACAAAAAGAAGAAAGAAGACCAATAAAACAGTAAAATAGGAGATAGATATGTTAGCAGGACTTATAATGTCAGGTCATTCTCTATATAATAGTGTTCTACAATCTAAGCTACAAAGAATTATGGACGGTAAAGATTTAAGTAGCTTAGATGAAGAAAAGATAACACTATTGAGAGAGTGGATAGCAAGTGGAACAACCGTAGAATTACAAAAAGCAAAATTATTGTTAAATTCCTTAGCAGATAAAAAAGAGGATTCCAATTCCACCACTTCAATTAATTCCGATAATACAGATAAGGATAATTCTACAAACCAATCTATTTCACTAAGCAAAGATGATAGTGTTGATGAAGAACCTGCAAACACAAATATCCCTACAAAGCTAAACAATAGTGATACAGTTACTCCTTTGGTATCTGATGAAGATATAGAGGTTACAGATAATCAACCTAATAGTCCTATCGTTGATAGAGACGAAGAGATTGGGCTTCTTAAAGAGATTAGAGATGAATTGAAAAAGCCTACTAGAGTAGCAATCCCTGCCTTAGAGAATATATCTAACCCTAGTTTAATCGGTGGTTCAAATTCTTCTGACTTTCCTCTCTTAGCTAGAACACAAGCAGAGCAACCACAAGCAGTTCAAGATATTCCTACAAACAATATAATAAACGCTGAGATAGTTGGTGAAGCTAAAAGAGAGGATAGAAATGAAAGTACTAATGTAAATAATACAGTTTCAGCTATTACAGATAATGCTTTTCTTTTACCTGCTCCAATTAAACAAGACGAGGATGCGACTATAGATGTTGATAAAGGTTCTAGTAAATTTAACCTACCTGCTGAAATAAGAGATATGAGTAAATCCTTAGTATCTCAAATTATGAAATCTCAACAAACTGATACAATGTATAGTAAGCAGATAGTTCATAATCTAACTAAGCTAAATCAAGGTCAAGAAGAAGCTAAGATTGATGAATTAAGACGAGCAGAAGAAGAGGACAACCGTTGGGATAGAATGTTCGAGGATATGGAGAATAGACCTACAAGTGGTGGCTCTAATTCAGGTGGATTGTTAGATGGACTATTGGGTGGTGGCAAAAAAGGTGGTATGCTACCCAAAGTAGGTGGGATGTTACGAGGTGCAGGTGGTCTAGCTGTTAGAGGTGCAGGTGCACTGGCTTCGGGTGTTGGTAGTATAGCAAGTTCAGTAGGAAGTCTAGCTATGGCAAATCCTATAACGGCAGGGATATTAGCCGCCGGTGCAGTTGCTTATGGTGGTTATAAATTATATGACCATTTCAGAGGTTCAGAGGAATCAAAAGCTATCTTTGACAGATTGGTAGATGATGGTGTAATTGACCACGATATTATCGGAGATAGTGAAATTGAAAATTGGGAAGCTATCGAGGGTCTTAAAAAAGAGGACTTAAAAAATCTAATTGAGTATGATGATTTTAGTGAAGACGATAAAAAGAAGATGGAGGAAATTCTAGCAGAGAAAGAGGGTAAGAAAGGTGGAAACAAACCTAAAAAAGATAAAATAAAAACTCCTACTTCTGTTGAGAGAACTGGTAAAGATTATTCAAAAGAGAGTGCAGTTAAAAAGAACTCTATATTAGATAATTTACATAAAGCCACTCCATTAGGTTTCGTATATGATAAACTTAGAGGTTCTGAAAAATCAAAAGCAGTATTTGATAAATTGGTTGATGATGGAGTTATTGACCACGATTGGATTGGTAGTAGTGAGATATTAGATTGGGAAGCTATAAAGACTTTAAAAGAGGAAAATCTTAAAGATTTAATCGAATATGACGATTTCAATGATGAGGATAAAGAAGCATTAGAGAAAATACTTAAAGAGAAAGCTGTATCTAAGGCAGATAACTCATCTATTGTATCTGATTTAATCAATAAACAACCTACTGATAATCCTATTTCTAAATCTCCTCAACCTTATCAAACAGTTACTTTTGATAAGGATAAAAAGGTAAACTTTACAAAAGAAGAGTTTGATACTTATGTGAAGTATAGCAAAGATGATTTAGGGAAAGCAGATGAATATGCTACTTCTCTTTACAATAAACAGCAATCTAATTCAGCTATCCCTAGTAAAGTTACAACTAATGAATATAGTATGAGTGATGGAAAAGGTGCAAAGGTTAATATAACAGCAGAGCAATCAAAAAGACTTGATGCTATACAAGATAAATTAGAAGCTAAGTTCAATAGTGGAGAAACTGATAGTCCTGAATATCAAGCATTGTTAGAAGAGCAAGAGCAGATAAGAAGCACTATATCAAAAGAAGTAAATAATACAAAAAAGACAATCCCTACTGTGAATAACTTAGAAAAGGTGTCTAATCCTAAATTAGATGTACCAAAAGTATCTAATTCTCAAGGCAAAAGATTGGATAAAGGTTCAGGACCAAGTATTATATCAAAAGATGAAAATCAAGCAAAAGGTGAAAGCTCTAAAGGTTCGACAAATTCTATAATTAGTAGTAATCCCGTAAATACTACTATTATAAATACATCAAATGAATTTTTAGGAAGCTCTAAAGTTGCTACTAAATGGAGTTTATAATGAGTGTTATTACAGTAATACCTAGCGAATTGACAAAGCAATATCCTGACTACAAATTAGTTGTAAGTGGTAATGGGCATAAGATAACTGCAATTATCGTTAATCCTGAATTTACTACGAGTGTAGCAGTTCAAACAAGTAATATAGCAGATGATATAGCAGGAACTTTGGGAGCATTATCAAGTAAATTCAAAGCTGTAACAGACGCAATTCAACAAGCAGATGATAAATCTTCTTTAAGTCCTTATATGTCACTGAAAAGATGGAAAGGTAGTAGGAACAATGACTTTTCAATAGAGTTCTATGTCTTAGAGAAAGGTAGGGAAGCAGAGTTAGCACTTAATTCAATGGTACTCCCTACAACAAAAAATGGATTCTATGTTTATGAGCCTATGTCATTAACTGGTTCTATGATGGATTTAATTAAAAATCCTAATACTGATTTAAAGTCATTTTTGGCTAAACAAAAAGATAAATTATTTACTGTTCAAGTTGGTAATTGGTTCTATGCTAAGTATTTGTTATGCACTAATTTAACAATAAATAGAAAGATTAATGTTAATGTAGATGGCAGACCTGCTTATATGAGAGTGCAGATGCAGTTTGAACCTATTATGGATTTAACAAGAGATGAGATAAACGGTTGGAGTATATTATAATGGAATTATCAAAGTATGCAATGGAAAATATATTACCTGAGAAGAGTTCAGTTATTGATTTCTTGGCTATCAATAACCCTTTTATAGATGGGCTAAACAAATTGTCTTATAAAACAATAGAGATAGACTCTTCTTTATTAGGTAGGTTGGATATTATATCTTATCGTAATTATAACACGGTCGATTTATGGTGGATTATAGCTATTTTCAATAATATAGTAGATATTAGAGGGTTTAAAAACACTGTTATAAAACTTCCTGATATTTCAGAGCTAGATAATTTGATAGCGAAGACCAAAGAGGTGTAAGTTATGGATAAGAATAACCATATCCCTATTATATCAATAGATGGTTGGGTAATACCTCATAGGTTTATATCTTTTCTAAAAATAGATAGATATGCACTTCTCAATATCCCTATTGTTGAGGCGGAGTGTAATATCCCTAATGATGATAAGCTAACATATTTACTAAAAAATAAAATGTTTAAAGCTGGGTTCGATTTCATTGGTAAGATACAAGAGGTATATAACTTTTATCTTACAGATATATTGAGTTTAACATTTAGTAAAGAGAAAGTAAATACTGTAAGATTTAGAGGGTTGTTAGATGTAAGAGATTTAATGAATATACCAAATCAAATTTCTTTCAAGGATAAGACAACTGATGAGGTGTTAGCTTTAATGCAAACTGTGTTCCCTGATATTCAATATAAAGGAGAGGATAAGCAAACTTGGATTAATTACAATGTTCCTGAAATTCAATTCATAAAAGAGTTAGTAGAACATTCAAAATTAACTAATGATTTCATTATCCCTTACATTGGACTGAACAAAGAGTTAGTAGTTAAAAAGTTCTCAGATATAAGCAAAGATAAATCTTTTGACTTAACAGATATTCCTATTAAGCCACAAGTGAAATTATTTACTAATGATTATCTAAATTCCTTTCTACTCGAAGAAGCCAAAGGATTTAGAGAATGGGTACTTGTTGATGATGGTGCTTATATCCCTAAAACAGTTCAACAAACAACTGATGTCGTAACAAGTGATGCAATAGCTAATGCTTCTTATGTAACAGACCAATTCATAAATATAGGTAATGTATATCCTAGCTTCTATATACAAAAACTAAAAAATAAACAATACTTAAAAAATATCCAAAAATATATAATTGAGGTTAGCTATTCTCAATTAATAACAGATGAAAGTTTGGTTCTACTTAAAATGCACAAGTTAAATTTAAAAGAGAATTTGTCAGAAATACTAAAAACAGAGTTTATGTTAATGGGTGTAACTAAGTATTTTATAAATGAAGATGGGAATTATAATTACAAAACATCTTTAACATTGACTAAGGGAGATTTCTAATATGAGTGCTGAGTTACTTAGAAAAGAGTTAATAGGTGAAGTAGTTGATATAGATGACCCTAAAAGGTTTGGTAGAGTTCGTGTGGCTATAACTAATTTAACAGATGATATTCCAATAGAGAATTTACCTTTCTATTGGGTAGATACTGGTGTAAAAGCTAATAATCAAGGTGGTGTTATCCCTGAACTTAATTCTTGGGTATTAGTGAAATTTGAGAATACTATTTATGATGGTAAAGTTATCCAAACATTGACATCTAAACCTGCTATACAAACATAATTTAAAAGGAGATAAAAGTGTTATTCTATGATAATATAAACTTTACAGAGTATAGTTATAAAACATTTCATAGCAAAAAAGCTATATATGAAAATAACACCTTAGTCCATAATATATTAGATAAAGGCTTCTCTATTCCTTTACTATGTGAAGTGGATTTAAGCCAACATAATAGCACTTATGATAGTGTTATAACAGATGAAGAGTTAAGCACTTTCAGTGGACACTACTGGAAATTGTTAGAAGTTGAAGCTATTAGAAAAGTTTATAAAGGTGCAGATAATCATTTTATAAAAACCGTAGATGATTGGACTTCATCTTATTTTGAGCTATTGTCTGTTAAAAATCTATTTGATATTTTATACAATGCTTTAATACATAAGACTATAAATTTTGATTCCATTGTATCCAACTATTCTCTTGAATTAGCATTAAATCTATTTATATTGAGTAAAGCAGATAAATTCACTTATGATGATTATTTGTTCTTTAAAGCTAATAGAGGGCGATATAGTGATGAAACTATGGATAAACATCTCTCAGCATTGCTTCAAGGTGTAAACGATGGTTATAGTGCTTTAAATAGCTTTAAAATGGTATATGAAAAGATATTTATATCTTATGGAAAAGTATCACAAGCATTGTTTGGTTTAGATAGTAACTTAAATGCAATGAAAGATGTTAAGACTGTAAGAAATTATCTTTATAAATATACTGCTCTTAGATTAGATGACTCTAAATTATATGGCTCATTTGATAAATCCAAGTTTGAATATATAACTGTCTTTGAGAAAGATATAAAAATCTACAAACCCTTAGAACCTATCTTTATGGTTTATCATAATGGTTTATATATTGAAGTGGATTTGGATGCAGGTGACCATAGAGCATTACATTACGACTCCGATTTAATATCCTACTCTGATAGCAATATCCAATGTCTTAGCTCATTTCAAGATTACTTATGGAAAGATATATTAGATTTTATGTTAGCTTTGAGTTCAAATATGAATGACCTTGTTTCGGCTCTCTCTGTGTCTAAGTTCAACATAATCTATAATAACTTGTTTCTTAAAATAGATATGTTAAAAAATTCTAATATGCAAATGACAAAAGTTACATCTATGTTATTGAATAATGATACTAACAATGCCAATGAAAGTATTGGAGGAAACTTAGATAAGTTCTCTGCTTTTTATGATAAATTCTCTTCCGTAACTGAGGATATTGATATTTTAAATATATCACTGAAATCATTAAGTAGTCTAAAAGCTGAATTAGTTGCTAATGTAGATGATATTGACGATATTGATAAGACCTTAGAAACAGTAGCAGTAAATGAAAGCATAATTTACAAGAAGTTAGAAGCTACTAATAAAGCATTAGTTGAGTTAGATAGTGATAAATCTGCATTAGCTGACTTACATTCCCAATTATCAAATGTGCAAAGCTATAAAAGTGGAAACCCATTAGCTTCTATATCAGCCAATAAGAAGTTACTTCATAATTTGAAGAGCATTAAAAATAAGATGGAACAAGGTTCAAGTGACTCTAGATGTGTATCTGATATGCAGAACTCTTGTTCTAGTTTTAATTCTAGTTGTGCAGGTGTAGAAGTTCCAAAAAATGACTCTCTTTTATCTTCCCTAACTTCTAGTTTAGGGCTGTCAGGATTTAGCTTACCTGAGCTTCCCTCATTAGATACAAAGGCAATGTCCACTCTTATAGATAACCCCTTTGAGAGTAGGAATGTAGAGTGCTTATCTTGTAAATTTGATTTAACTGATTCAAATGGTTTAGGTTTTCTTATGGCAGGTATAGGCTCGTTGATGGCAGGAATTAACTCTATCATAAAAGCTATTGGTATTATTATTCAAGGTATACTAAACATTATAGCTTCTATTTGGTGTGCTATATTGAAAGCTATTGATATGTTACTAAAATTTATAGAGTGCTTACTGAATATAGTTATTGCAGGAGTTCAGTTGGTAGCTTCTTTTACTAAGAAAATAATAGATTGGTTTAATTCTGATACAAAGTTAGAGATTAGACCCATTTTAACCTCTATTAAAGATGAAGTAAAAGCAGTAATAGAAAAGGTTGTGGATATTGTTACAAAACCTTTTATAGCTATGGCAGATAAGATAAATCAATACACTCCATTAGAGGATATAAAAGAGATATTAAACGGTATGTTTGATAATAGTATTCTTGAAAGCATTAAAGAGACTTCTTTAAACATTTTTAGAGCTTTAGGCGGTGGTGGAGCAGATGAACTTATAGATAAAGCTATCAAAGAGATTGAAAGCAAAATGTATGAAGCTAACCAAAAGCTAAACAATATAAAAATGGCTAAACTGTTCCAAGATTTAAAAGCTAAGGGTTGGAGCGATAAAGATATAGCTATTTTAATGGATAAAGTTCAGAATAGACTGAAAGAGTGTGATAGCTGTTTAACATCTGATGAAAAAGAAGATATTGAGAAAAGACTGCTATCAAAAATTAGAGGTAAATT